AGCGAACAAGGCACGCCAGAATGGTTTGCTACTCGAATTGGCCAAGTGACGGCAAGCCGTGTATCAGACCTTATGGCCAAAACCAAGTCGGGTTATTCAGCCAGCCGCGACAACTACATGGCGCAATTAGTGTGTGAGTTAGTTACCGGCCAGCGCGAGGAGTCTTACAGCAACGCATCGATGGCATGGGGTAATGAGCAAGAACCTTTTGCACGCGCAGCATACGAGGCCAAGGCGAACGTTTTGGTTGACGAAGTAGGGTTCATACTCCATCCGACAATTGCAGGCTGTGGAGCTTCACCTGATGGACTGGTGGGTGACAGTGGCCTGGTTGAGATTAAATGCCCAAACACCAACACCGCACTAGAGGCTTGGTTGAAGTGGGCGGACGACAAGAATCCGGTAGCTAGCAAGTACAACGTTCAAATGCAGATGCAGATGGCTTGCACTAAGCGAAAGTGGTGCGACTACGTTATTTACGACCCGCGAATGCCCGACAAAGCTCAGTTGTTGGTGGTGCGCGTAGGCCGTGACGATGCTTTTATTGCAGAGATGGAGTTGGAAATAACACGGTTTATTGAGGAGTTAAACAAAAAAGTAGTCAAGCTAAAAGCTGCAATGGAGGCGTTATGACTGCAATTTATCAAATCCAAAAAGATTTAATGTCTGGCAAGTCGATAACACCTTTGCAGGCTTTAAATAAATACGGCTGTTTTAGACTGGCTGCTCTAATCCATAAGTTACGCAAAGAAGGAATGGTCATAGAGACAGAATACGTCACACAAAACAGCAAAACGTTTGCAAAATATTTTTTAACCATTGAGGAATAATCATGAAGCACGAGCAAAAAATGGAATCAACAGTTTCACAACCTGAAGTTCAAACTACTCGGCTAAATGCCAACATCAAGATAGAGTTACACACGGCATTAAAAATCAAAGCCGCAACCGAGGGAACAACCATTGGGGCGCTGATTGAGGAGTGGATAAGCAGCTTAAACAAAAAATAAAATTACAAACTTTAACGCTAAAACTTAAATAACTATTTTTAAATCAAGGAATAATCAAATGGCATACGAACAACGCGACAACTCAGGCTCACTTTTCAAAAATGACCGCAAAGAAAAAGAGAACCACCCAGACTACAAAGGCACTTGCATGGTGGGTGGTGTTGAGATGTGGATGAGCGCATGGCTAAAGACTGGTGCAAACGGCACGAAGTTTATGTCGTTCAGCTTCCAACCCAAAGACCAGCAGCAGTCTGCAACGCAGCAAGCACCTGCACGTCAAGCTCCACAGGCAGAGCCTGACTTCATAGACGAATTGCCGTTTTAAGAGTAGACATGTGGCCTTACATATTTGTCGCATGGATAATATCCGCGTGGTTGACACATATCATCACCTGCCTGCTAACCGGCTCGTGGGGTTTTCTAATAGCAGGTGCGCTGTTGTTCCCAATCGCTTGGGTACACGGCACGCTAATCTGGTTTCAATAAAGGTAAATAATGGAAAAAGAACTTAAAGAGTACGTCAGCTTGCGCGTACCAAAGCCACTGCACACCAAGCTGGTTTCCCTGGCAAAGCAAAATGAGCGCTCGTTGACTGCGCAAATCGTGTTTTTGCTCAAAAAAGCAATAGGGTAAACACCTAGAAAAACAGCTTAATAAACCTCCTGTTTGTCCTGTATTTGTGTGTAGAATAAACACACACCAACCAAACAGGAGAAAGCAAAATGGACTTTGATAGTCAAGACGAATACGAGGAATTCATAGAGGCTCGTCAAGAGCGTGACGACTGGGAACACGAACAATACGACATCGAGAAAGACCGAACAAATGAGCAATAAATTTTTAGCCAGCCTTGGATTATCGTCCTACATCGAACTTGCAGTAATTGTCACTGTATCAATTGCCGTTGCCTACGGCCTTCTACTGGAGTTGTCAAAATGAGCACTAATGGAAACGTGAACCAGACTCGCTACACTGGTGACTTCAAATCTACGCTTGAGCCACGGGACTTTAGCTCAACTCCTGTTCGCGCAGGTAGCGAAGAAAACTTAGCGTTCCCATCTCGCGTGGGTAGGTGGTTGTTTTACCGCGATGGCAGAAAGGTGCTTGTGAAATGATTTACAACACAGGCAAGGTCAAGATTGGCCTGCATTACACGCCGCCAGTACGACCTGCGGATATTGGCCGTGACATGATGCTTTTGCAGACAGCGTTACTGGCCAAGCCAAAAACCGCGTGGCAACGTTTGACTGAATGGTTGGAAGTATGACGCCATTGGGACACGGCGTGATGATTAATCGTGTAATTGCCACGCTTGAAGAATTTGGTGAGTTGTCAGGCGCTGAAGTTGCAGAAATATTAGACGTGACGAGGTTTGATGCTCATGCCGCTTTAAGTAAGCTAAAAAGACGAACAAATGATGGGTTAAAGAGAGCGCATATTGTTAGATATGTATATGACAATGAAGGCGATAGACGCTATCCTAGACCCGTCTACCGGCTTGGTGATGACACGTGTAGAGCCAAGCCTAAGTCCAACGCTAAAGCTATTGCAAAGAAATACCGAGATAGCAAAAAAAGGCGGATGCAAGGCACGACCGTGTTTAACTTAGCTTCAAGGCTTATAGATTGTGGCGCAAGATGAAATGCCCAGAATGCGGGGCTTGGGCGGCTGTTAAAGAGACGAGACAGCGCCCGAACAACGAAACATACAGACGCTATGAGTGCGCGAACTTGCACAGATTCACAACGCTAGAGGCATTTAAAAAGCTGATACGTTCCACAACTCGCCCCGCCACTCAACACAATCAGGGTTTTTGTCGTTAACCATGCAAATTTCTGGAGAAATTAGACTGCCGTCACGCAAATTTAAAACAGCAAACCCAGCTCGCCAATTCCTTGGGTTGTCTTCCGCATAGGCAAATTGAGGAGCAAACGGTTGCGATAATGTTCCAGTGTCAACCCCCCACCTCGTCCCGTTGTAATCAGTCCAAGCGGAGGCTTTTAGGCTATGAAGGTGGCCTGTAACAATGCTTACACCGCTTCCCATTGTGTTGTTGTGAGTCGCGTGTATGCCGCCCTTCCATCGATGCTTGACCATCACTTTGTCATTTAAAAAACAACTTGTCGTATGTTGCCAATCCTCAAAATGGTCAATTAGATTAAACCCTTTGACACCGATAAACTCTGGAGCCATTGCCGCCAGGCGCATATTCATGCGAGCATCATGGTTTCCAAGCGTCCAGATTAGTTTGCACTTGGGATTTGCAAGTTTAGCCGCGTCATCAATTTCGCCCAAAAACATTTCGCATGCTTTAAGCTCTTCTAAAACAGACGGTGTTTTTTCCCACCCATTTGCAGGATGCCTGCTGATACTGGCCCCATCAAAAGCGTCACCATTATTTACCACTACGGAGGGTTTTAGCTCTTCAATAAGCCACAACAAAGCCTTGAAAGCTGTTGTTCGACGGCTAGGCCAAAAATGCGCATCACTGAAGACTATTACAGTCCCATTTAACATTCCTAAATTTATTACTGTTGGGGATGTATAGACTGAGTTCGCTTGGCCATAATGCGTGTTGTGATACGGCGTGGCCACAAGTTGTATGCTGTGCTTGCGTTCAATGTTTCGCCTACGTTTATTTGCTTGAGAGACACTCATACCGACAATCAAAGCAACTTTTGTAACGCTTTTATGCAAAGTCATCAGCTCAATAAATTCTTCGTCAGTTACTTTTGATAAAGCCATTTAAAATCCCGTTTGTTTACGCTAAGGCGAATACCTCATCGCTTAACGGAATCTAAAGATAATTTTCTAACCTCGGCAACCCTGCGCGTCCAACCCTTGCCAAATCTGTCAAAATTACTTAGCGACTCCAGAAATTTCTGTCGTTTGTCGCAGTATATGTTGATTAGCTCGGCTGGCGTATGAGCCGCTACAGCGCTTAAAGTGTTTGGGCCAATAGCTCCATCAGGGATTGCGCCAGCAGACTCTTGTAGCCACTTTGCAGCGCGTCCTGTGCCACTATTTATGGCTGCATCAAAGACACAATAGTTCAATCCGTCTGGTAACTCATCGGCTTTTACTCTGTCCCAGTATTTTCGCTTGTAAAGCGGCTCAACGTCCAGTTGCGTCATCGACTTCATACTGTCGTCTTTTACTGCGTGACCCAGCCACTCCTCCCAGACAGCTTTTGTAACACCTAAATTTGTCTCACCGCCTGTGTCTCTTGGGTCATTTACCCAACCGCCCTCATGTTTAAGTATGTGCGCCAGGGATTCTTTGTAATTCATAGTGAGTCAGCCGCCTTTGGTTTTATTTCAATGCAAGTCATATCAAACGCAGCAACTTCAGTGTTCGTTGCTAGCTTACGTCTAACTTGAAAATTCTGGGCTTCGCACTGTTCAATAGAAACAGACAATCTGCCGCTTTCAAATCCGCAAGCGCCGCCGTACAAACAAATAAACGAAACGGGCAACCAAACCATGATTTACTCCTTGTTTGACATAAAACCTGATAACTTTTCCTCTTTGTCTTTACTGCCTTGGCTTGAGCCAAAATAGTACGACAGAATTTGTGTTACAGCGGCAGATAGTACGCCAAGAATGTAAATCAAGATGTCTTTAGCTTCTGTCTTTACTTCGACAAAGATAAGCACAGCAAACAGAGCAAACGACAGACCAACAACCCCAAGCGCCAAAGCCGGTGTGACAATTTTATTAAGCAGTGGTGCGTTAGCGCTATTTGTTATTGCCACCTCACGCGCTCGCGCAGAGGCTTTGTCAGCTAACACAGCTTGGAATCGCGCTTGTTCCAGTTCCCGCAACTTTATTGTCGCCTCTGGGTCTGCTTTAATCGCCGCCGTGACCGCTTCCAACTCGTCAGCCACCCCAAACTTGGCAGCCAACGCACTAACTGCCATGCCACCCAAAGGCCCGCCAAGCGCAGTGGCAATTGCAGGCGCTGCATTTTTAAGTAATCCCAATAGTTCGTTCATTGTTGCCCGCCTTTAGTTACCACAAACCATACAAGCAGCAAAACAACGCCGATGCCTGTTACCCCTAGCAGAAACACCGCCACGCCCGTCAGCACGCCTTTAATGGCTTGTATGCGCCTGCGCTTCTTAAGCACTATTGAACGCGCTTCTGCCTCTCGTTTTTTTCTTGCTTCCACTTGGAATGCAAGCCACTCATCCCAAAGGCCACCACGCCCTTGATATATCATCAACTCTTTCAGCTGTATCTCGTGCTGCTTAATTTGTTCAAGCGCAAAGAATGCTTCTGAGTCTGAGCCTGAGCCGCTTGCCTTCTTGGAAATCTCTGATTTGGAATCAAAGAACTTAAAGATGTGCTGACCTGCCGACATGATGTCGCCACCGTTGGCAATGGTTTCTTTTATGACAGCAAAGGCTGCGTTGGCAATAGCCAGTTCAGCAAGCACGCTAGTTCATCTTTGACAATACTGTCAGTAATAGAACCATGATTGTGCCGGTCGCCGTAAGCAGGATTGTCTCCAGCCGCTTCACACGACCGAACAAATCCTTAAACTGGATACGCACCTCGGTCTTAATTGCAATGACCTCTTTTTCCAGGGCGTCAATGCGACTGTGCGCTGTCTCGACGTTGCGTTCCATTTTTGCTCCGAGCTTTTAATATATGGTGTCGCTTTAATTTTACTCACAATAAATCAGACTTTGCAAATTCAAAAGCTGTAATTGTTGATAAGTCCTCAACATCCTCCCAAACAGGGGGAATGATGTCGCCTTCGTAGTCTGGTTGTCCGTAGCTATCAGGTCGCACAGCTACGTCTTGCTTGCGCGTTATAGAGCCTTTAAGAAAGGTCATAAATTCAGCGTGCTCAGGCGTGCCAGCAATGGCATCCAAATCAGCCCGGGTGTTTATGATAGTTTTATGCAGTGATGCCATGTGAGTATTCCTTTACGTTTTGCCACCGTGTGCCACGCACAATCATGTTGATAGTCTTTGGGTTAACAGAAAAGCGTCTTGCAATCTCAGCGCAATTTTTGACTTTACCATGCATTTTGCGTATCTCAATCACGTCTTTTTCAGTTAGCTTGGAATTGGCGTTCTTTGCGCCCTTCTGGTTCGGTGGTATCCATCGTCCGTTTTGGTAGGCGTGAATTGAGTTTTGCTGTGCGCTACACCACTCAAGATTTGAGGCGTGATTGTTTTCAGGGTTGCAGTCTTTGTGGTTAATAAAGGGCAAATTGTTTGAGTTTGGAATAAATGCTTGAGCGACTAGGCGGTGGACAAAGTGTTGTTTGCGCTTGCCGTCTTTGTACAAAATTACACGTTGATGAGTAGTACGCTTTAATGCATAGGTTTTAAGAACGTGCCCGCCACGCTTAACCACCCCGCCATTCAAACCAATAGGTGATGTTTTTTCGTAACTAAAAACTTCGCCAATCTCGTTCACGGCATATAGTCCTTCATATCCTGCAACATCTTTAAACATAGCTACTCTCCTTTGTAATTAGGGTTTCGCTAGTATAACACACTATTAGTCGGATTGGTAATGCGAGCAGACAAAGCGCGACCCGCCGCTGCTGCCCGAGACCGAGGCAGCGATGCTCCAGTTCGAGCAGCGCGAACCGGAGTTCGAGCCGTTGATCCAGGCGCCGCCAAATCGCGCAGAGTTGGGCGCGTTGTTCTCCGAGCCACGGCCTTCCGTGTTGGCGTTCCATGCCGCACTAGCGAACGGCCCACCACGGTCGCGCCCCCACACATACAGCACGCCAGCCGACTGCATGACGCCCCATTTGGACGTGTAGGCGGCATTAAGGATGGTGCTACCTTGGTCGCTGCCAACAGACGATGCCTCCGTGGTGCCATAGGCCAGCGACATGTATTCTTGCTGTGTAACTGTCCGCTTACCAAATGCCGTAGAAAATT